CGTTCTTTGTGGAATTGGATTACGCTTAAAGGTTACAACCTCCTTGGTATTGGCACCAATCTTAAGTTCTATGTAGAAAACGGCGGTGTTTACTACGACATCACGCCTATTGGGCCGATTACAAACCCGATGGCAAACAACCCGTTTGCTACGGCGTATTCCACGTTATCTTCCAGCATCAACGCTACAGTAACTACGATACCCTTAACCAGTGCAACCACGTTCCCTACAACTGGCGGGTATATCAAGATTGATTCAGAAGAAATTAGGTTTGCCAGTGTGTCAGGCAACAATTTGGTGGGTTGCACTCGCGGGGTTAATGGGACTACTGCAGCTACACATGCAACATCTTCCCCTGTTGGCTGCGCTACTTTAACAATCACCGACGCTTCTCACGTAGCTACTACAAATAGTTTTGTGGATTTCACTGGGGTGGCGACATTTGGCCCGTTTACAGCCACGCTGATGAACACCAACACCAGCACGCACATACCCAGCTTTCAGATGACGTATCTTGGTGTTAATCAATACACCATTAATGTTACTGACCAAAACCCAACTAGCGCTACATACGGGCAGTACATATACTCGACCTCTGCTACATCTGGTGGCGGGGCGGCGGTTGCTGCTTATTATGAAATAGATGCCGGTCTGGATATTTTTACGTTCGGTACTGGTTGGGGTACGGGTACTTGGTCACGCGGCACTTGGGGTTCTGGTTTTACCGGCGCGTCTAGTGGTATCGGACTGCAACTTCGTCTGTGGAGCCAAGCTAATTTTGGTGAAGTACTTTTATTTGCCCCGCGTAATGGTCCTATTTATTACTGGGCACCGGGTGCGGCAGGTGTTCCTAATTTTGCGCAACGTGGTCAGCAGGTAACAGGCACTGAAGTTCCACAACAAACCAATCAGGTCATGGTGTCGGACTCGACACGTATTTGTATTGCGTTTGGTGCGACTGAATATGCTCCGCCTATTGGCACGGGTGAGTTTGACCCTATGCTTATCCGGTGGTCTGTGCAAGAGGATTACACCGACTGGTTGCCATCTGCCACTAATCAAGCTGGCAGCTATAGACTCTCTCACGGTTCGTTCATTGTAGGGGCACTACAAACCCGACAAGAAATTCTGGTCTGGACAGATTCGTCCATCTACTCAATGCAGTACCTTGGTGCTCCTTACGTATGGGGCTTCAACCTGCTGGCGGACAACATCTCCATCATTTCACCAAATGCTATGGCAACGGCGGCGGGGGTGACTTACTGGATGGGCTCGGACAAGTTCTATATCTACTCAGGTCGCGTCGAAACGCTCCCATGCTCACTGCGCCAGTATGTGTTCGAGGATATTAACTACGACCAAGCGTTCCAGTTTTTTGCTGGAACTAATGAAGGCTACAGCGAAGTTTGGTGGTTCTACTGCTCCTCTGGAAGTACGGTGATTGACCGATACGTCATCTTTAATTATCTGGATCGCGTCTGGTACTATGGAACGCTTGGACGTACCGCTTGGCTGGATAGCCCGCTGCGCACATATCCGCAGGCTGCAACATTGAACAATCTGATTGTGTACCACGAAGCAGCGGTTGATGACGGCACTACTAACCCGCCATCTGCGATTAACTCGTATATCCAGTCTTCTGACTTTGATATTGGTGACGGTCATAACTATGGGTTTGTGTGGCAGATCGTGCCGGATATTACGTTTGACGGGTCAACAACCCCAGCGCCTAAATACCCGACGGTGGACTTCATCGTTCGTCCACGGCAAAACCCCGGCGCAGCATACGGATCGGCAGATGCCCCTACTGTTTCGGCAACAACGTCTTACGCGCAGCGGCATACCTATAACGTGCAGCAGTTCACTGAGTTGGTTAATACCCGCATCCGTGGTAGACAGATGGCATTCAAGATTGAGTGCAGCAGCTTAGGTACCCAATGGCAGCTGGGTACCCCGCGTATTAATGTACGTCCTGACGGCAGGCGCTAATGGCTTCCAAGTTAAAACTAGACTTCACCAAGGCCCCCGCGCTACCACTGTCGCCGGTTGCGTACAGCCAGCACTACCAAGACCAGCTTAACAACCTGCTACGTCTGTACTTCAACCAGATCGACGGACAAAGTGCGAACACGTTGGGAGTTGGAGGTGGTCGGTTTTTTAGCTTCCCGCATATTGCCGCGCAGGACAACTCAAACCAGTACGCCACAGCAACCAACACAGCAACGGTAGTTAAATGGTCGCAAACAGACTCCAACGTAGGGTTTACGTTGAACGTAGATAACACCGCTCAAACCGATATGGCGGGTATCTACAAGATCGACTACAGTTTGCAGTTTGCTAATACCAACACTCAGATTCATGATGTGTACGTCTGGCTGCACGTAGACGGCTATGATGTTGCGGGGTCTGGCAGCAGGTTCTCTATACCAAACAGTCATGGCGGTGTTCCGGGGTATTTGGTGGCTTATTCCAGCGTTACGTTTGAGGTCCCTGCCGGGGAAAAAATAGCGCTGTATTGGGCAACAAACCAAGCTGCTACGTCAGGGGGCGGTGCGGGTGTTTATATGGCAACTTATGCAGCCCAGACCAGCCCGTTTGCTATGCCAAGCACACCTTCCGCTATCGGTTCAATTGTGTTTGTTAGCGCCCTGACCGCATGATAAACTTTGACAAACTTTATTTTCTGGGGTAGCCATGAGCCTCCACCATCTAGCACAGCACGTTCAGGATAGCGGCAGGGGCGAGGACACGGTACTCGTTCACATGACGCCAAGCGAAGTTGGCGGTCTTCAAGCACTTGCTTTGTCCCACGGTGGGACTCTCACAATCAACCCAGAAACCGGCCTGCCTGAAGCGGGCTTTTTGTCTTCCCTGATGCCCACGCTAATTGGTGCGGGTCTGACGATCGCATCGGGGGGCGCTATTAATCCTTTGACAGCAGGCCTGATTACTGGCGCGGGTTACGGTTTGGCTACGGGCAATCTGGGCAAGGGGCTGATGGCAGGGCTTGGCGCGTACGGCGGCGCGGGGCTTGGTGCAGGTCTTATGGGTGCGGGGGTTGATGCTGCTGCGGCTGGCGTTGCTGCTCCGGCTCTTACTGCAGATACTGCGGCAAATGCAGCCGCTTTACAGTCTTACGTTCCACAGGTTCAGGCGGCGCAAGCAGCAGCCGCAGCTTCTCCTTGGTCAACAGCGGCACAAGGGCTTGGAGCACTTGGCACTGAAGGTGGCCGCGCTGCGTTTATGAGTGGTATGAGTTCTGTGCCTTATTCGGGTATGGCAAGTGGTGCATCACTATTGGGGGCTTTGACTCCTGAAAGCATGCGTATTGGCGGCGGTAATCAGAAAGCTATGATTCGCCCCTACAAATACGAGCGAACACAAAATCCCGACGCTTACGCCCCCAGCCCAACAGCCTACTCCGGCCAGCCTTTCCGTTCTAGCGAACAGCGCTACTTCACCGACAGCTTCACACCTTTAACCCCCTACGCAGCTCCCGGCCCTGAATATGCAGCAGGCGGCTTGACCGCACTGGCAGTGGGCGGTCCGATTGAAACGATGTCGGCTATGAATGCAGTGGGAGAAAACTTAGGCTATCCGCAATCTCAGATGCAGCCAGACATCTACAGCAATCCGTCCACGCAAAGACCGCAGACGATGAACATGATTGCGCCGTCTGCCGACGTAAATGTTGACCCGTACACTGGCGAAGAAAAGTTTGCGCATGGTGGCGAGACGCATCTTGGTGACTACTCTGATGGTGGTCGTCTTCTGAAAGGGCCCGGCGATGGCATTAGCGATTCGATCCCTGCTGTTATTGGCGGCAAGCGGCCTGCTCGTCTGGCTGATGGTGAATTTGTTATCCCTGCACGCATCGTGTCGGAACTCGGAAACGGAAGCACAGACGCGGGAGCGCGAAAGCTCTACGCCATGATGGATCGCGTGCAAAACGCGAGAAAGAAAAGTGTTGGAAAAGAAAGAGTAGCTGTTGATAGTAAAGCAGAAAAGATGCTACCCGCATGAACGACTTTGGAAAACTTGAATGGTTTGGGGGCAACGAGGATGCGTTGAATATGTACCGCATGTTCGTTGATTTGGCGCATACGTGGGACGATCTGGTAGACAAAGATAAAGAAGCAACTGAAGCGGCAATCAATAATGCGTTTTTAATTTGTTTAGTCTATCTCCCGGCCAATCCTTTTTACCAAACAATACAACGCGATGTTATGCCAATGTGGATTTCGGTTGTATCCGCATACCAAACAGCAAACAAGTTTGAGCGTGACAAAGACGCGTACGGATTAGAAATAGCGCACGGTCTGCGATATGCCGCAGGAAACATAATTGCCTACGCTGTGCATGTATGCGTAGGGGCTGAAAAAGCAAAAGAATACATGCCTGAAGTATGGAAGCATATTGTGGCCGAGCGCTACGATGACTACCGTAAGGAGCACTTAGATGTTTAAAATACTACGTTGGATTTTTAATCCTGAGCTGTTCCTGTTTAAGTTTGACAGTGGCGAAAGCCAACAAGCCGCTCCTACGTCACAGTCAGTGTCGCAGACCAGCATACCTGATTATGCTAAAGGCTATGTCGAGCGCATGCTTGGCAAAGCAGAAGCTTTTAGCCAGACACCATACCAGCCGTACGGTGGTGAACGAATTGCCGGGTTTACGCCAATGCAGCAACAGGCGTTTCAAGGCATTCAAAACTTACAGCCTTCTGCTCAACTGCAACAAGGCGCTGGACTGGCTGGGTTGGCGGGTCTTGGTTCTTTAGGCGCAGGTATGCAGTATCAGCAAATGGCAACCAGCCCAACTCAAATGCAGGCATGGATGTCGCCGTATCAGCAAGCTGTTACCGATATTGGCCTTCGTGAAGCCCGTAGACAATCTGATATTTCTGGGCAACAAGCTGCAGGCCAAGCTGTACGTGCTGGCGCGTTTGGTGGTTCCCGTTTTGGTCTACAAGAAGCAGAGCGCCAGCGCAATTTGGCGCAACAGCAGGCAGATATTCAGGCTAAGGGTTCGCAGGCAGCGTTTGATGCGGCTCGTCAGGCACAGCAGTTTGGCGCTACGTTGGGGCTTCAAGGTTATGGGCAGGCTGGACAGGCAGCAGCTACGTTGGGACAGTTGGGCACCGCTGAGTTTGGTCAGAAGAAAGACATCATCAACGCCATGCAGAACGCTGGCGCTATGCAGCAGAATCTGGAACAGCAACGCCTGCAACAACAGTACCAAGACTTCCTGAACCAGCGCGGCTATCCGCAACAGCAGTTGGCGTTTATGTCGGACATGCTCCGCGGCTTGCCGCTGTCTCAATCTGCACAGCAGATGTATCAGGCTCCGCCTTCGATGTTGTCGCAAGCTGCTGGTCTGGGGTTCTTGGGCAAAGGCTTTGGTTTGTTTGCCGAGGGCGGCGAAGTGGATTCAAGCTCGGCTGGGTTGGCCGATCTGGCGCTGATGCGCATGAGCGAGGACTAAAATCATGATGGATCAAAACCTGAAGCGCCGCATGGAGCTGATGTCTCCGCGTGACTTGAAGCAGTTTGCCATGATGCACAAGAACGACCCGTTTGTTGTTTCTATGGCAGTGGACATCGACAACTCCCGCAAGGCCGCGCAGCGCCAGCAAGCTATGCAGATGGGTGCAGCGGCGCAGAATCAACCTCCGGTCGTAGATCAGAACTTAGCCGCTATGGATATGCCTGCAGGCGGCATTCCCGGCTTACCTGCACAAAACATGGAAGGTATGGCTGACGGCGGGATTGTTGGCTACGCAGGTGGTGGGGATGCAAAAGCAGAGGGTAAGGAAAGCTACCGCGAATACGCCATGCGCAAGGCGCGTGAGTACGGGCTTGATCCTAAGTTTGTTGATCGTATTTTTGAAATTGAGTCTGGTTACGATCCAAAAGCAAAGTCTGGTACTGGCCCGCAAGGTATCGGCCAGTTAACTTCTTACATTGCCAAGCGTTTTGGCATTTCTCCCAAAGAGCGTACCGATCCGTACAAGAACATCGACGCTTCTATTGGCTTCATGGATTACCTGAACAAGAAATACAAAGGCGATCCGGCAAAAGTTGCTGTGGCATACAACCAAGGCGAACCAGTGCTTGATGCCCACTTAAAACGGAACAAGGGCAAGCTGGTACCTGAAACACTGCATGAAGACGTAAGAACTGCAAACAAGGCAGAGCCCGCAGAGTATTTGCAAAAGATGGCTCCGGTGCTGGCACAAACACCTGCTGCCCCGCGTGAAGTACCGCGCACCCCTGAGATGCTGGCACGCCAGCAAGAAGCCATTCGTCGCCGTAAACTGGTCGAGGCCATTCCGTTTCTTGGCGCGGCGCAAGCGGCAGAACCTCAGATGTCCGTGGCCCCCAAGCAACCCGCAGCAGCTCCAGACCTTTCTGTACCAACCCCTGAAGCAATGGCGGCTGAACGTGCACGCGCTGAAGCAGCACGCAACGCCCCTTCTTCGCTGTGGGACAAGATTTATGGCGGCGCAGAAGCTGCGCATGCCACGTTGCTTGGAGCCCCGGCTACGGCTACCGGGCTAATTGCGCTTGATCCCGTTGCTCGTTATCTGGAACCAAAGACAGAAAAAGGCAAAGAGTACGCGCAGGACATACACGACTTTCTTACGGGCAAGCTGAAATTGCCTCCGTATATTGCCGGTGTTGGTGTGCCTCGCGCTCCGACTCGTGCCCCCGCCGCTCGTGAAGCTGCGGGTATTGCTGCAGAAACGGCCAAAGCTGCTCGTGAACGTGCCGAGACTGCTAAAGCTCCGCGTCTGCCAGCGCCCAAAGCAGCTAAGCCTACGACTCCTTTGATGGAAGAAATTCAGGCTGCACGCGCTGCTGACCAAGCACGCCGTGAGTTTAGTGTGGCTCCTGAAACAACAGAAGTGGCAACTGAGGCACTGAACCGCAGAAAGCTGGCGGAGCAAGCTGCCGATGTAGCACGCGCAGAGAAAGCTGCGCAGTCAGCCGAAACCGCTGCGGGTATCGCAGGAGATGAAGCCAATGCTGCCGCACTTGCTGATCGTTTGTTGGGCAGACGTCAAAGCCGTGCTGCTGGTCTGGAAGCGCTTAGTCCCATGCCGGGACTTGCTGGTGAAGCTGCGGGGCTTACAAACGTGCCACCTGCGCCTACCCCACGGGCTTATGAAGCTTGGGAGCCAGACTTTGTTGACCGTGACCGCACGTTTGAGTCCAAGCTGGAGACCAAGCCGGAAGAAACACCTACCCCTGCAGCAGAAGCGCCTGCGGCTAAGAAAACCGGTCTTGGCGCTTTGACGGATGAAGACTGGCTGACTATGGGCTTGCATATGTTGCAATCTCCGGGCGGACAAGCAGGTAGTGCTTTGAGCCAGCTCGGCGCTAATATCGGTCGTTCCGGTTTGGCAACACTGTCTGAGAAGCGTGCTCGTGAACAGCGGGAAATGGATCAGGCGTACAAGCAGACGATGGAAGGCTACTACAAGGGCTTGACCGGCCAGCTTGGCCGTCCGGGAGAAGAAGAGCGTATTGTCCAGCAGATCATGAAAGACAAAAACGTCAGCTTCACCGAAGCCCTGCGTTTGCTGAACGAGTACAAATACGCTCCGCAAGCCGCGTCCCGTATGGCTGTTGCTGAAATGAATCCGCAGCTACAATTGCTGCGTCAGTACGGTCTGCTGGATGAAGGTGGTGGCCTGACCCCACGTGGGCAGGATGTGTTCTCCAATCCGAAGACGGCTGAATACCTGAAACAATACGGCGGTTAAATATGGCTACGCTAAGACAACTTGAAGTTGCTTTTGTTAACGCACACGAGGCGGGGGACACCGAGGCAGCTAAAGTCTTAGCCGAAGAAATACGCCGCATGACCGCTGGGGCTCCCGCCCCTGAAGCCAAACCACAGTCCGGTTTTATGGCCGGGCTTAAATCTGGCACCGAGAAACTAAAAGGCGATGTGTACGCTGGCCTCGCTGCGCTGGGTGTCGAAGGTGCAGAAGCCAAGGCTCGGGCGCAAGCCCAGAAAGCCGCTGGTATGTACCAGCAGCCGGAGTTCTTGGAACACCCTGTTGACTACGTGACCGGTCTTTTGGGGCAGTCTGTGCCGTATATGGCAGCGCCTTTGGCGGCGGGTGTTGCGGCTTCTCCGCTTGGCGCACTGGGGGCTATGGGGGCAGCAGGCGCTGCTTCTGCCGCGCAATTTACCGGCTCCAACGTGGCACGCCAACTGGAAGAAGGCCGGTCTGCCAAAGACGTCAACCTTGGCGCTGCAGCCGCAGCAGCCGTTCCACAAGCTGCACTGGACATCATTGGCTTCAGGTTTGTTCCCGGTCTCCGTGCACTGTTTGGCAAAGCCGGTGTTGAGCTGACAGAAGATGCCGTCAAAGGTATTGCTGGCAAGTACATTCTCCCCGCTTTGAAAACCGCTGGCGTTGAAGGTGCCACGGAAGCAGGGCAGGCTGTACTTGAGCGACTGCAAGCAGGGCTGGCAATCAGCGATCCCGAAGCGCGTAAAGAATACTTTGACAACTTTGTAGGCGGTGCTGTTCTTGGTGGTACGTTGGCTGTGCCCGGCGCTGCTCTGGAAGGTCGTCGTAAACCACAAGAAGCCGCGGCTCCTGCCCCTACCCCAGTTGCACCAGAACGCCAGCGTGGTGAAGTTACAACACTCGCTCCAACGGAAGAAGAACTGGCAGCGGCAGCAGCAAAACAAAAAGCCACCGAAGAAGCCATACCTGCCGTTGCAGCCCCCGAGGAAGCGCCTGTTGCCGAAGAAGCTCCGGCTCCACAAGTAACAAACAATGTCGTGCAGCTAATGGACAAGCTGGACGAACTGCGCCCACGGACTGACGAGTTACAGGCAGGACTGCAAGAAGCCGCTGCCGCAGGAGATAGCGCCAAGGTTAAAGATTTGTTCGGCCAGCTTCAGGCACACAACGAGCAAGTATCGGCGTTGGAAGACCAGATAAAACAACTGGGCGGTGTGACACAGACAACCGAAGAGCACGCCAAAGAAGCAGACAAAGCGATTGCTGCTCTCGACAAGAAGATTAAAACCGCCCAGAAAAAACTTTCTGATGCTGGCGAGCTTGGTGACTTTGAAGCTATGCCGGGGTTGGCGGACAAGCTGGACGCATTAAAGGCTGAACGCGCCCAGATGGAAGAAACGATTGCGCAGCAGAAAGAACTGCTGCGAATCAAAGACACGCCCAAAGGCGAAACGCTGGCTATGTTCCCTGCCGAACAAGCCCAGCCGATGTCTCGTGAAGTTATTCGCCCAGAAGAAGCCAAGGCAGGTCCGCTACCGGCAGAACGTGAAGTCAAAGACACTGTGACTGGCGATCTGTTCGACCAGTTCAACCTGTTAAACACAGCCATAAACAACCAAGACGAGCGCACGCTTGCAAACATGCGTCGTGCCCGTGAGGCGGCTGACCGTAAAGCATTTGCAGAAGCTTCGTCTAAGTTGTCCCCGCGTGAAGAAGTCTACGAGCTTCTAAAGAATCGTATTGACCGTATCGTGCGTCGTGAGAAGAACTACGATGTGTATGAAGCTACGGTAGATGGCGAGCGCCGCGAGTTCTACGTGGCGGAAGAAGCCGCCAAAGAAATTGATCGCCTGCGCAAAATTGTTGAAAGCCCGGTTGTTGACAAGAACGGAGTAAAAAAACGCTCCATGCTTCAACTTGCCCACGACTGGTATGCTACGTATCAAGAGCGTTTGGAAAAGCTGAATGGGCTGAAAGAAGCCAAAGCACCTGCCGAGCGCCAAGCTGCGCAGCAGAAGAAAGTTGACTACGCGCTCAAGCAATACGAAGACAAGCTGAAAAAGATAGAACCGTATCGCAAGGCTTTGGACGCACAGCTTGCCAAGATTACAAAGACTACTGAAGTTGCCACTCCGCGTCAAAAAGCAGCAGAGGCAGAAGCGCTTGGTCGTTCAGAACGCAAGATGTCACGCGAAGCACGGATGGCTAAACGCATCAATGCTGGTGATGTAAAGAGAGAAGCTGAAGCATCCGAGAACATGCGCAAGTTGGCGCAGGAGCTTGGCTTTGCCGAGCCCGCTTACCAAGCTAAGTTGGATAAAGTTAAGAAGGCGCTGGGCAGAATCATTCTGGATAAGGGCAAAGACTCCCCCGAAGCCAGACAGTACTACGCCAAGTCGTACGCAGAACTGACCAAGTTTGCCGAAGACCTTGGCAAGAAAACGCCTGAGTACAAAACTACGCTGAAAGAGCAGATCAAGCAGTACACGGAATCAGCAGCAACCGCTGGCGAACAAGAAGTAAAGAGCAAGCGCACGCCGCAGGCAACACGCAAACTGCCCAAACTAGGCCGTATGCGTACGGGTACCGAAGAAAGCCAAGCCGAAGTGCGCGAGCGTCAAGCACGTTTTGAAGGTAGCCTGAAGCAGGAGAAAGAAAACCTGCGCCTGCAGGAAATGCGGGAGCAAGCACAAAAGGTGCGCGAGCGTAAGACTACGACGCCTACCAACGCCATGCGTGCTGCGTTTGAGAAGACTGCCCGAGACATGGCCGAAGGGCTTGCCAAGGAAGAAGGCAAGTTTGCTACCGAGACAGAGACGTTAAGCCCAGCGCTGACTGAGACTCAGATCAAACATCTGGAGAACAACGATGTTGTCTCCGCACTGCGCGACATATCGAACTCAAAAGACACCAGTAAACTAAACCGCGCCGTTGCTATGGCGTTGGCTAATTTCTTGGACGCCACGAACGTCAAGTTGGTGGATAAGCTGACAACCCCTGATGGCGCTGTGGCGCTGGGCGAAGCAACCAGCAAAGAAATCAAGCTTAATCGCAACGGCGGGCTGACTCAGGAAGTTTTGCTGCACGAAGGCACCCATGCGGCGGTAGAACGCATCATTCAGGTCTACAACACTGATCCTAATTCGCTGGCGCAAGAGCAGTTGCTTGCTGCGCGTGAACTCGATGCTATCTATAAAGCCAACAAGAGCGACCCCAAGATCACCAGCAAGAACGCTAAGTCCAGCCTGTCAGAGTTTGCGGCTGAGCTGTTCTCAAACCCTGAGTTGCAAAAGCAGCTTGCGGCTAAGAAGTGGCGCTCTTCTAGCATGTGGGACAACATCAAGAGCCTGATCTTGAAGATGCTTGGCATCAAGATTCCGAGCAACCAGCTTGAGGCTGGCTTGCGTGCTATGGAAATCCTGATGGTGCCAAGCAGCATGGAGATGCCAACGGCTGTTGCCGAAGCGCCAAAGTACAAGGCCGATGAAGTTGGCGTTCAGGAAGAAAAGCCCGGCATATTCTCGTTTAAGTCACCGCAGCAAGAAGCCAAGATAGCGCCGTCGTTTGTGGCGAAAGACCCAAGCAAAGTTGACGCACTGAAAGCTAACTTCCTTGGTTTGGCAGGCCGTGTCCAGTTTGTAGACCAGTATGCCGCGCTGTCCGAAGCCGCCAAGAAAGGTTTGGAGAAAGGCCAGATTACTGCGTTGGAAGCGGAGCAAGCTGAGTACTACCTTCGTTTTGGACAGCAGCGTAGCCAGTTTGCCGGGCAGTTCTTGACCAACGGTCCCGTGCAGTTGACCAAGCAAAAGACAGAGCGCGGCACAGAGTTTATCTACAAGAGCACCCCCGGCGCTAACATGATGCAGGTGGCCGACGCTCTGGCTAAGTCCAAGATTGGTAACGACACTGAGAAAGAAGCGATGCTTACTGCACTGCTGGCTGGTGAACGTGCCAAGCAGGTAGGCTGGAACAAACTCAATGTCGCAGACCCGGCTCGTGCGCAGCAGGAGTACGCGCAGATTAAAGCCATGCTCGATGCACGCCCTGAAGACAAGGCGATGTTTGAGAAAGCGATGGACATCTACAAGGAATATAACGCCGGGTTGCTGGACTTCCTTGTTCAGACTGGCGCTATGTCCAAAGACAAAGCCGCGGAGCTTAAGAAAGTCACATACGTGCCGTACTACCGCGTCAACAAAGGCTCTGGCGAACTGGAGCTTCTGGTAGATAACGAGCACCCGGTGCGTATCGGCAACATCAAGGACGAGCCCCAGCTTAAGGAGCTGGTTGGCGACAGCACCGAGATTTTGCCTATCTTTACCAGTGCCGCGCAGAACACCTTCTTGATTACCGAGATTGGCCTGCGTAACCAGATGGTCAAAGAGAACGCGTTCATGCTGAACAAAGTCGGCATTGCCAGCAAAATTGGCAAAGGTGCGGGGCCTGCAGGGGAAGACACGGTTCGGTTCAAGCACAACGGCGAAGATCATTTTGTTGTTATTGACACCGATCTGTATGGCATCCCTGCTTCGCTGATCGTCAAAGGCATGGAGGGCATCAAGACTTCCATCCCGGCAGCAGTGCGCATGCTGGGCGTACCGGCAGACATCCTCCGCAAGTTCGTAACGCGTAACCCGGCCTATGCCATCAAGCAGGCAATTCGTGATCCGCTGACTGCATGGATGACAACGGGTGCCGATGGCGTGCCTGTGCTTAACTCAATGAAAGAGCTGGCTACTATGGTGGCCGGGCGCAGCGAAGCCGAGCGCAAATTGATGGAGTCCGGGGCTATCTCCAGTAACGTGTTTACTGGCGACAAGGGCGACATGCAGAAGTTCCTGCGCGACATTTCGATGGGCAAGTCAGGTTGGGAAAAGATCATGGCGCGTGCAGACGCTTTTGCGCTGCAGGGAGACGCCGCTACCCGAGCCGTTATTTACAAGGATTCGCTGAACAAAGGCATGTCTGAGATGCAGGCTATGCTGCGTACGCTTGAGTCCATGAACTTTAGCCGCCGTGGTTTGTCGCCCAGCATGCAGATGCTGTCGGTTCTGATCCCGTTCTTCAACGCGCAGATTCAAGGTCTGGATGTTCTGTACCGTGCCTTTACCGGCAAGATGCCGTTTGACCAGCAGCTTGAAGTGCGCAAGAAGCTGCTTGCTCGTGGAATACTGCTTGGTGCAAGCTCGATAGCTTACGCCGCCATGATGCAGGATGACGAGGCGTACAAACGTGCCAAACCAGAAGAGCGTCTGGGCAACTGGTTCTTACCTACGCCGTTCTCCGACGAGCCCCTGCGCATCCCTGTACCGTTTGAACTTGGCTACTTGTTCAAGTCGTTGCCTGAAGCCGTGGTGAACATGGCGGCAAAAGACGAGAAGGCAGACGACATAACTAAGGGCATGGGCAAGCTGATTATGCTGTCCAACCCGTTTGCGCTGCCGCAGGCAGTCAAGCCAGCTACTGAAGTCTATCTGGGCAAATCGTTCTTTGGCGGCGACATCGAATCTCAGCGCGAACTGCACACCATGCTGCCGACCGAACGTGCCAGAACCAGCACCACAGAGATTGCCAAGATGCTTGGCTCCGTTACCGGCGATGCGGGTTTAACCCCCATCAAGATCGACTACCTGATCCGTGGTTACACAGGCGGTCTGGGTGTGGCGCTGGTGTCGATGGCTAACCCACTGTTGAACACTGAAGTTCGCGGCGAAGCACCGTCAACCAAGACCAGCAAGATGCCGATCATCGGCGGCTTGTTCCAGCCAGTAGAAGGGCGCGGCACGTTGGACGCAGCTTACGAGCGCATGCTTGAGATTCAGCAAGCCAAGGGAACCTTCGACTCCATCCTTGCAAGCGGCGACAAAGAAAAGGCACGGGAGTTCATAGACGAATACGGCAACCGTATCGCAGCAGCATCGGTGTCGGGCGCTATGCAGCAGCGCCTTGGTGAGCTTGCCAAGATGAAACGGATGGTAGAGACAGCGCCCAGCATGTCTACCGAGCGCAAGGATGCGATCATCAAGAAGATCGAAGAGCAGCAGAACAAGATGGCTGAAATGTTCTTGGGTGTTACAGAAAGAACCACACGCCAAGCCGCCCGTCCTTGATAACTGTTCTGCCTTTGGCGTTCAGTATGCGATGCCCGATAGCCTTACGGATGCCGTCTTGTTTGACGGCATCCGGGTCTAAGCAAGGCACAAAAAATCCCTGACCTTTTTTAAGCTGCGGCCAAGGATATTTGATTCGCAAACTCTTCTTCATCTATGCGGCGGGTGATTTTCAGCACAGGCACGCGCATCTGCGGACCACGGGTTCGAGCCATCATGTCTTTCTTAGGCATGTACGTGACCAAGAACATCTCTTCCAGACGGCGCTTGAAGTCAGCATACCCGAAGCTCATGCTGGAGCAGTACGCTTTTAACAGGCGCTCTTCGATGTAGTAGTCGATGCACCCGGCTGTTACGCCATGCTCAATACGCCCCATGACTTGCGATCTGGTTGTGGACGCGTCAATAACCCCGCCATTCCCAAGTTCTGCCAGTACACCATCTGTCGCCGTGTGTTTGACGATGATGAAGTTGCCGTAGTAGTCGCGGGTGTAGCTGTTCAAAACGTCTTCGGCGGTGCGGGTTCCGGCCTTTATGCTGGAGCGCATGAACTCAACCACACGTTTTAGCGCAGCCATAATTGGCTCGACCGGCACGTTCACAATCCCTGCATGCTTGTCTGAAGCTATGACGCACATCGCAGCGGTAGCGCCAATACCTGCCATCCAGAATCGCTCGTCGTTGGTGGCTTTGAACTCCTTGTACATCCGTGTAACTATTTCCGGCACAAGCTGCGCCAGCATCTCCTGATTATCGACCATGAACGGAACCAGCATTTCACCAGCGACTCCGTAATTGGACGATAGCGACTTAATGACCTCAATCTCATGCGGCTCCCAGCGTAGTTCCTGATCCATGATGAATTCCAAAAGCCGCCGCAGCTCGCCTTCGGATGAGTGCTTTCTGCCCCCGGTCAGATAATCCACACCGTGTGTATTGGAGGACATGAAAGACATAGTTTGCCAAGTTGACAAATTAAGTCTTTCCCGGTTGGCTCCCGACTCCATGCGCTCCTTGCCCCTGCCCTCGGTCTTGTCCAGCAGGTACTCAGGGAACCATTCGAAGTCCTTGCGGTTCTTAGCGGTTATCTCATCCGTAATCAGTGGGCAGCTATTCAACAAACCCAGACGCTGCTGCATCGCCACCGGCGACGTTCCCTTGCTTGTCCGGTAGTGGACAGGATGCCCCCAGACAGACGCAGCGCCCTCCAGCGCCAGTGTTTTACCCGTGCCTGACTCTGTAGACCCAAGGTGAATTGTGAGCCCGTAGATGCCTGTGAACCGCATCAGGGGAGCCGCCATACCCATCATCAGGATGGTTACGTGATCCCACATTTGTTTTTTGACAAGCAGGTTCACGAAGTTGCGCCACGCCACTATGCTGCCCGTAGGCTGCGTGTGCATGACGATGTTCTCCAGCCCCGGCATAGGCACCTTGACGCTGCCGCCCTTGAAGTAGATACGTCCGCCGTATACGAACGAGCCATCGGCCTGCCAGCCGTAATTTGCCGGTACCTTGATCGGGCTCTTCTCGGTCGATAGCTTCTCCACACAGGCGCGTACGTAGTCAAACAGGTTCTTGTCGTTCCCCGCCCCAAACGCTGCGATGACGTTCTGTGTAGCCAAGTGCTTAAGTGTTTCTTCTTTACTAACGGCACACTTCTGGGGGAACGTGATTGCCTGCGCCCCTTCCTTGCGGTTCGCCAGCATGTGTACTGTGTGCTCGCCGTTCTGGGTCAGGATGTCTACAGGGAACAGGTCGTACGGCAGCAGCATGATCTGGCGCTTGATTTTGTTGCCGTCAGCGTCTTCGTCATCTCGTTCCATGAACGTACCGCCGTTCTTGCCGTAGGCGTATCCCTTGGGCGGTTCTGGGCGCAGGACGCGTTTGACTTCCTGATCGAGCTGTACTTCGACTTCTTTGGCCTCGACCTCGACTGCCATCTCCCTGCCCAGTGCCAGCGGGTTTGTGATCTTTCCCCAGTGTTGGCAGTCTGTGCAGATGCCGGGGTTTTCGCTATCGAATTTCGTGCAGGGATAGGGACCTTTAATCTCCCGCAGCTTGGTGTGCATCCGGTCTTCATCGTACGGGTGCATCTGGGACAGCCAGATAACCGCCTTCTCCGACTCTTCGCACTTCTGGGCGATGGACAAAAGCCCCCGCCAGATCGGCTCCATCCCGTCTTCTTCGGCGTTCTCGAAGTAGTATGCGAGCTGCCCACAGCCCGTACCGGCCTTGGTCTTTTCGACGATGGTGCGGAACTTGGTGACACTGTTCTCGAACAGCTTCACCGCCGTCTGGGTAGGAGCTGTAGGCCGTGTGCCGGGCAGTTCAATCACGTTGCTGGGCAGCGCTGCTGGCAAGGACTTCAACTGCGCCCGGATGTGTTCAGCCATTGTTTCGAAGTCGAACGTGTCGCCCTCTGTCAGTATGCGCACCTGACGCGGCTTATCGTACTTGGCCTTGAAGTTGTAGGTTTCCGGTATGCGCAGAATCCTAGCCGAGTCAGCCGTGACTGTGTTGTCAATGCGTAAAGACTCTTGCTTGCACAGACGTTTGAAGTTCTCGGCAACCGGACGCCAATCATCCACGGACACGGTTTCCGTCAAAGGCCAATAGCAGTGCAAGCCCCCGCCAGACGAAACGATATACGGCGTACCAAGCAAGTCGAGCCCGGTCTTCACCATAAAATCATTTAGCGCCTGTGCAGCGGCTTTCTTTGTCTCGTACCCGTCAAGGTCAAGGAACAGCGACTTGATAAAGCGTGAGTTCTGGATAGTGCGCCTGTCTTTGTTGCCTTTGACCTGCGCGACTTTTTCATCGTACGTAGCCAGCGCGACGTACACATCGCTCTGCTTCCCAACCCACGTATCGACTTTAGGGTAGAAGTCAGCAAAATCTTCGACGAAGATATGCTCCTTCTTATCCGTCATTTCACACGCGCAATAAAGCCCGTGCCCCGCAGACGGCAAAACAACCGCAAGAAACTCAAGCGGAGTCATCTCAATCCTTTGTTATTTTTAATCGAACAGGCGAAGCTGCGCTGCGTCTGGTGTTTGGGGTAGACGAACTACGTTGTTCTCTACAAACAAAGCCAGTCTACGAATAAGTTCTTTTTGAAAGTCCAGAGGCATCCCCGTATTAGGCTCAAACACCAATAACGCGGCGCTCAACAGTTCGCGGTCGGTTAGGGCTTCAGGCCGTATGCTTGACATATTTTTCTCCATGCTTCGTCAGCAGTCTTGGACGACTGCATAATTTTTAAAAGAAGTTCAACGCGCTCTTCGTAAGCAACAAACACTTCCGTCTTGCCGATGAACCAGTTGTAAACAGTCTGACGCGTGACCCCTAGCGCGTAGGCAATCTTCGTTACAGGAAAGTCCAAGTAGATTGCCCAGCGACCAAGTTGGTTGCCGGGCGTCTTAGGCGCTGCTGCAACGGCGTCAATTATTTTTTGGGAATAGGCCATAGTGTTTTGTGGTTAAGGGTGCGGGGTCACTGACCTTGGAGCTGCGACATCTGAAAGGATAGGCCAGCCCCCGCTGCCGGTGTTATTAGCGCCACCTCCGGCTGGGCTGTTGGGTGGGGTACTCGCTGCGTCTGGGTCGGATACGACTGGGCTCATTGCCTATGGACTTGGCTTCGTCGTTACGGTGTGTACACAGCGCCGATTGTTCCCAGCATCCGCTTTCCCCCGTGAACTACTTACTCGTCATCCCAATCGTCAACGATGTCTGCCAGCTTCGACTTCTTCTCTGGCACGGCAGACGGCTTCGCTGCTTCTTTACGGACTTCGGGTTCAGACTCGTCATCCTCCACTACCGCCGCTTTTTTCTTCGTAGCTTTGGGTTTGGGTGCAGGTGCCGGTGCTTCTTCAGCTTCTTCGTCCCCCTCATCTTGAACAACGGGTGACTTACCCGGTAAGGCAAGTGCGGGGCTTTTGGATACACCGTCCGCTTGCGCAACAGTCATGACAACCGCACGCTTAGCATCGTCTGAATCGGCTTGTTGTGTCACGATGCCGTACTCGTCTTCAGTCAGCCAGCGCATAGGCTGGAAGAACAGCTTCGGAGATTCGGACTTGGTGTCAAAGCGCATACGGGTGACGATTTGCTCCGGGTTGATCGGCGGGCTCTGCAACGCCAAGAACCGTGCGTACGCTTGTAGCGGACGCTTATCGCCGTCTTCCTTACCGAAGATCGACGTAGCAGGCAGAGTCAACTGCAACACGTCACCATCAGGCGCGTTCTCCAGCACGACGGCCATGCGCTGCTGATAACGGCAAGCACGGCTGTTGCCTTGACCAGAGCCAGCCTGATTCTGTGGGCAGTTCAGGCAGGTCGGGGCTTGCTTCTTCTGAGCGGTGGGGTCAGGACGCTCGCCGTCGTTCGACCAGCAGTCAGGCGGCGCAGGATTGTCAGCGTCGTAGCTGCTTGCATAAAAAATACGGCTGACCTTCGGCGCTGCCTTGACGATGATGACATCAAGATACCGCTCGTCGATTGCTGCGATTTCTTTACCAGATGCGATCAGACGGAACACGCCGCCTTTGATGGAGATGCGCTTGATGCCGCCTGTCATGCTGCCGGTTAGGGCTTTGGCGGTATCAGACAGTTCGTTGTTGCGTGCGAATGCAGGGACTTGCGCTGGGTTAAATAGGGTTACATTAGACATATAGGGGCTCTTATTTCGAGGGTTTAGTGACTCGGATTTCGAAGTCCGAGAACGCGTTCAATCCGGGCGGTACCATGCCGGGATTTTCTTCAAGGAACCGTGCCATGTTGGATTGAGCAATACGTTTTTCCAGCAGATCAACTACGTCGTTCTCGATGATGAACTTCTTGAACGAGTCCCAGTCATTCGTGCTGTAGCGCGTCTTGTTCACCATAGACACGGTGCCGAAGGCGGTGTTAACAGATTTGACGCCAAGCGCCTTCATCTGGTCTTTCATTGCAAACTTGAGTTCGTCTTGCTGCGCTTTAAGCTGTTCGATCTTGGTGTCGTATTCTTGCGTCAGCGCGTCGATTTCTGACTTGATCTTGCGGTACACCCGCGCAAGCTTGTCAAGCGGAATCATTTCTTCTGACATGTGCTTCTCCGTTATTGGTTTTGTCTAGGGTTTGACAGATTACTGTGGTTTGTTTTTGGTTGCAACCCCCTTTCTTTAATTTTTTATTTCCGTTGTGAAAAGCTCGGTGAGCATTGCATGATC